TGAACATGGACATCTGCGAATTGAACTGATCCGCCTGCGCGGCCCGCTCCGCTGCCATGCGCTGCCATGCGGCGTTCTGCTCGTTTTGGAGGCGGTTGTATTCGGCAATGGCGGCTTGCGACTTTGACTGCTCGCTGGCGGAATACATGGCGATTCCGGTCGAGGCGGCTGTGGCAACCACAGAAGCTATCATTAATGGAACTGCTGCTTGCGGCATTTTACTCTTCCTCCTTTGTCGAAACAAAAAGTTGCACTAAATCTTTTGTTGCCGCTTGGAACCCCTGCCGCTCCAACACGCGGGCGATGCCAGAATAGGTGAAGACGGCCATGGTATGGTAGCCAAGTTCGCGGGCCATTTTTTTGAGGCAAGCCACGCAATGCCGGAAAGCGAGCAGGGCGGTTTTCAAGGAAAGGCCCGGGGCGCTTGCGGCGTGGTCGATCATGCACATCCCACAGGAATTATCCATGTGCAGAAAGAGGGCGCTGACCGGCTTGCCGTCGATCTCGCAGACGACTCCGCATTTGGGAAGCATGGCTTCTGGCAACCATGGTTTCCCATGCTTGGAAACCCACCCCGAGAGCATCTCGTAGTCGGTCGGTTCGTAGTGGCGGATGGTGATCTCACTCATTGCCGTAGGCGTCCCATTTGGGAAGGATCGAGATGATGCACATGGGATAGGGTTCAGTTTGCCGGACATCGACATCGGCGTCGGTGCCGAACGCTCCGCCGAGGATGATCTTTTGGTCGCCCGTGGTGGTCGTCGGGGCGAGAGCATACCATGATCCGGAATTTGTGCGAACTTCGCCGCCCCGGCTTTTGAGGGTGCGGACGACGACTTGGTGGATGCGCTTCTTGCGCGACTGCGCGGTGCCGTCCTCGAAATCGGCATCGAGCTTCATGGGTCGGAGCGTGGAGGTGTAGGGTTGACCGAGGTAACCGGCGGCGGCTTGGGGAACGGTGATGGCACCGTTGTTGACCGTGCGGGTCACAGGGGTGCTTCCTTCTTGCATCACCGTAACGGTTTTGCCTTCCAGATGCGCGAGGCCGGAAATCGAGCGGTTGACCGCGCCGGTCGCGAAGGAAACATGACCATCGAGATAGCGGTATTCCTTGGCGGTCTGGTCATCGATGTGCTTGCGCCAGAGCAGAGGAAATCGTTCCACGGTGCGAATCGTCGCGGCGGCATCTCCGGTGTAGGTGAAGACTCCGTTGGTTAAATTGGAAATTGGCGCGGAGAAACTGCCATTCACCACGACGACTTGCGTGGTGTTTGGGGTGATCGAGGAATTGGCGATGCCTAGCGATTCGCCGATCAAGCTGCCGATGGTGAAGGTGTTCGACCCGGGATTGGCCAGAACAACATAGGTTTCCGTAGCTGAAATGTTCGATCCGGCGGGGAGATTCGTGAACTGGACTCTTTGACCGGCGACGATGCCGACATAGCGTTTCACGACCATCCAGACTTCATCCTCGGTGCCGTTCCCGTAGATGGTAGCGACCGATTCCACATCGGCATCGCCGAGCGTGTGCCGGTGCCATCCGACGACCTTCTGGTCGCGCTCGTAGGTCATGGCGATGAGGGTGCCGTCTCCGCGAACACACCAGAGGACGGCATCGGGTTGTTGCTGGTAGGCGATGTCCACGATCTCGCCATTGGTGATGTGTTCCGCGAGTAAGGTGAGGTCCGGCGCGACCCAGCCGTCCTTGTTGAGTTCGTAAACCAACTCACGCACCTTGCGTCCGTTGCGCTGGACGAAGAGGAGGACATCGTTCACCAGCGCGGCCTTCATGTATTTCGAGCCGTAGGAGGATTGCCGGTTCGCCTGCACATTGGTGGCTGAGAGCGCCTGCGAGGAATCGGCGCTGCCAATCGTCCACTCGTCGCCGGATGTGCCGATGAGGAGTTGGGATTGGCTATACATCCAGTTGATGCGGTTGCCCTCGGAGGCTGCGAGCGTGAATTGGACGGAATCGCTGGCGGTGACGCCGGTCTGGAAATTTTCAAAATCATCGATGGCGCTGCACCAGACGGTGTTTGGCTGGGAGGATGTGCCGCCAAAGCACAGGCGTTGCTCATGCATGGCGACCGAGCGCGGGTAGCCTCGCTTGGCAGAAAAGGCGGCTTCGGACCAGAATATGGTTTTTGCATTAGCCCGGGCCGAAGCGGAAAGCCAGCGGGTCACATTGGCTCCGGCTTTTGTTCCCGAAGTGACGCCGGGTTGCACGGTCCACTTGGTCGCGTCAAATGTCGCGGTGGAAGTGTGCGGCGAAATGCATTTGTAGGTGCTTCCACCTTGCGTGACATAATCTCCCACGACATAAGCGGTCGTTGCCGCCCACGAATCCATGTAAGTGTCCACGATTGTTACCAAACCACCGGTGCGGAAATCCGAGCTTTCGATGACCGCACGGCCCTTGGTGTTGGATGTATAATTTAAGACGCGAATCATTAACCCGCAGCGGGCGGATTCCGTGCCGCTGGTGATGATGTTGCTTTCGCCTGTGGCTCGGTCATATTCTTTGACGACCTCCATCTGCGAGATATTTTCGATAAATGCTCCGGAGACCGTTGTCGCGCCACTATTGGCTACCGGGTAGGTATATTGGTTTTCGCTAATGACCGTTATGGTGGCCAGACTAGTGCGACCCGTGTGAAATGGGGCCGTCCCGCCAGCGTTGATCGCCAGCAAGTCTCCGGTGTTGTAGCCGTGAGCGGTGTGGTTGACGGTGGCAACCGCCCCGGAGCGAGTAATGGTTCCGGTTTGCGTATACCCTTTTTCCATCTTGTCGTTTGGGTAGCGCAGGATTTGCACGGTGGCATCCCATGTCCCAAAAGTGGTGAATGTCCAATCTCCAGAAACATCCATGAGGTCGCTTAGATAATTCCCTGCAATGTTGACCGACACGGTGGCGAGCGGGCGTTTCCATTCCAATGCCCACTGCCCGCCGTTCATGCTGTCATCAAAAATGGGGGCGGATGCGGTGAGTGTCGTGTATCCCAGTTCACTGGAAACCCGGATCGTGGTGTCCGTTGTATTTTGCTCAAACAATGGGGGGTAGTCGAAGACCACTGGCGCGAATGTCCAGTTGTTATCTGCGAGGCGGGAGAGTTTGTAGGGGGGGTAGTTCGCGTGGGCGAAATACATGATGTCGTTTATCTGGACATATTGAATTTCGCGCAGGTCGTCTCCCACATACGGGTGCGAGATTTCCAAAGTCCCGCCCGAGGTGTTGGTCTGCAAGGCTCCCGTGGCGGGGTTCCAGAATCTCATGTAGCCCGCGCCCATTTCGATGATGAAGCGGGTCGTGGTCGAGAAGTTGAAGCCGATCAAACGGGTCTGCGTGGTGGCCGACTTGGTGGCTCCGAGGAATTGCGTTCCCGGGCGGCGGATGACGCCGCCGTAGGGGAGGATTTGGAAGTTCTCTAGGGTGCGGCAGGCGCTGCGGTATTTCTCCAAGCTCGTCCGGGCGTCGATGAAGGGCGAGACTTCACCGGCGTTGAAACTTGGGAAAAAATCGAACTTCGGCATGCTACTTTTTGAGGTCGCGGAGGATTTTGACGAGGGTGACGATGCCGACCGCGAGGCCGACCCCCACGGACGCGAGGCGCATCCACGCTTCCAAGTGAGGGAGCATGGAGTAAATCGCCGCGCCGATAGAGGTGGCGCTGCCGACGAGGCCGGTGGCTGCGGATTTGAGTTGGTCTCCGTTCATTAGCTGTTGGCTTGGGCAAGAAGATTGCCGAGGATTTCTGTGGTCGTGCATTGGCCGAGCCGAGTCGGGTTGAGGGCCGCGACTTTGGCGAGTTCGCTCGATAGCTCGGTTCTCACCTGTGAGGCGATCTGGCTTGTCGTCGGAACCGTTGGCGCATTGGTCAATGTTGTTGCGGTATCGACAAGCCCGCCGGTGATGGTGCGGGTGGCGTGGCTCCAGACGGCGGCTGGGGTTAGGACTGCCGTGCCGGTGGTGTTGTCCACGGCGACTCCGAGGGCGACTGATCCGGCGGCTGGGACTGCACAGGAGCCGGTCAACGCTCCGCTTGCGTAGCTCACGCCGTTGCGGACATCGGTGGCGGCGGGCATTTGGCCGGTGGTGGCGTCCACCAGAGTTTTCGCGCCTGCGGTGTCGGCGTAGTTGAAGACGGCGACATTGGTGTTGGCCTTTTTAAGTTTGATTGGGCCAGAGGTTGGAGACTGACCTAAAATGCCGTATTCGATTTCCTCTATAGTGGTTTGCGAGTTTTGGCCAGCACTCACCCCTGCCGCGCTGGTCAACCCAACCGACCCTGCGCCAAATCCGTTTCCGACTGCGCGTTTGACTGTGGCGGCTCCAAGCGAGTTTGAAAGGCCAGTGAAGTTCTGACCTCCAACCGCACTCCCATTTACAACAATCGTTGCAGTAGATATGTTTATTAAGCCATTACCACCGCGCCCGCCGACAACATTTCCGTTTATGGTGATGGTATTAGTTCCCGACTCATTTCGGATGCCGTGAGCATTAGTCAAAGAGGCTGTGCTTGATCCAGATACCGTGCCGGTAAAATTGATTGTTCCACCAGTGCAGTAAATTCCATGGTAATCGTTTGCAGAACCTCCAATAGCCGATCCAGAAAGCACATTTAGAATGCCTCCACTCATATTTATAGCCGTCGAATAGGGGGAGGAACCTGTTATAGGCGTGCCGCTTCCGCCTGTGATGACTCCGGTCATATTTACCGTTCCTGCTGTCAGCACCAGCGCGTTTGAAATGGTGCTTACCCCCCCCGTCAAGTTTCCTGTGAGTGTCAAAACCCCGCTGCTGGTTTTGTTTATTCCATGCGAATTAACAGCGCCCCCAGCTAATACATTTCCGTTTAGTGTGCCAGAACTTGTTCCTGTTTGGTTAATAAGGGCAGCGCCAGCATTGCAACGAAATAGATTTGCAGTAATGGTAACGCCGTTGCCTAATGTGAATGAACCCCCGGTCGTTGCTCCGCCGAAATTATCATTGCGTATCTCCCCCACCGTAGCGGACACATTTAGCGTGACGGTAAAATTATTCGCCATCAAAACATCGGCATTTGTGAATGTCGGGAAAAGGTCGCTGGCTGTGCCTGTGGGGGTCGTTGCCCAGACATCGACGGCGTTTATGTTTCCCGATTTGCGGGCGAAGTAGGTGGCCATGGTTTAGAGTCCTTTCGCGGAGATGTAGGTCTGGAGAGCGGCTTGGATCGCACCCACCGCTTGCTGTGTAGCTTCATCTGCACCAGCCAGTGATCCCAGGACGATGCCGATGGCGGCTTCGTCTGCGGTGATGACCTCGCCATTCTCGATGCGGGTCGGGACGAGTCGCATGGCGACATTTGCGTCACTCGATCCATCGCCGTTGTATTTGCCTGTGATGGCCAAGTTGAGCGAATATTTTGGGTATTGTTTGCCGTCGATTTCGATGGGGTTGGTAGCGATCATGGTGTTTGGATTTTTGGGTTTAAGAAAATTGGAGATTGGTTTTGTTCGACCACGCGCCGGTGGCGGATTGGGTGGCCGTGACCGACCCATCGGCATCGGTGGTGATGCGGGTGATCGTCCAGCCGGTGGAGGATTCGGCGGTGCCGGTGGGGGCGGTGCCGTAGTAGTGGTAGGGTTCATCCCAAGCGGCGCGGGCGATGGTGGAACCGCCCTCGGTGAGGGGGACGGGGGACCATG